GCGCTCACGTACTTCAACCTGCAGCGCTACCTCAACAAGCACTACATCAAGGCCGTCAAGCCTGAGGTTGCCCACTAAATAAAATAAACAAATAAAAAAAGAAATAAAAAAGAAAGAAAAAGAAAGAAAAAGATAAAATAAACAAAAGAAAAAAATAAAAAACAAAAGAAAAAAGAAGCTTAAACACTAGCTTATATCTTTTTTAGTGGATTGCAAGATCTACTCACCAGGTCTTATAGCTCAGTTGGTTTAGAGCGTGTGGCTGTTAACCGCAAAGTCGTAGGTTCGATTCCTACTTGGACCGCAATTCTTTTTTTTCATAGAGTATTACTTTCTGAAAAAAATATATTCTTATTAGAAATGGCGGCAGCGGCAGAAGTGAATGCAAGAAGTGAATATGAAAAGGCATTCAATGCACTTCTAACAGAAGGACCAGTACTAAAGAATAATGCATCTGAAGAAAATCAAGAAAAATATGAAGAAGATCGTAAAGAATTTAGAGCCATGGTTAAAGGCACACTAGCTGGACAAAAATTCCGAAATTATTCTGGCTTACAAGCGAATGGAACACCTATCCCTAAAGCAGAAGTTGATGCTCATTTTGCAAATTTAAATCGTATGCCGCGTGCTACAAATGCTATTTTACGAGGAATACAAGAAGGAATACAACAACGACTTATAAATGAAAAGATGAAGCTGGCAGTTAATGTTTCTAAATTACGCAAAGGAAGTTGCAAGAGTCGTAAGAATCGTAAAGGAAGTCGTAAGAATCGTAAGAGTCGCAGAGTCTAATAAGGAATTAACCAAAGACCTGCCCTTTTCATCTCTCCGATCTTTGCAGTTCCTACGCGATGATTAAAATGAAGAAGAAAGGGCTCAGCCAATTCTTTGAATTTTGCAATATAGGCTCCATTAGGATATAAAGGTCGCGGTAAAGTTGCATAGATCCTTGTTTTCAATTCACGATTCACCCAAACTTGATCATCTGGTTTCTCCGTCCAAAGTGCCCTTTTCTCAGTCCCTTGAAGTTCAAAGATTCCTTTATCTTCTAATGAGCGCCATGCAATTAAACCAGTGCAACAATTTGTACAAGGTTCCTCACACGGCCCAGGATCTTTTGAGTCGCATTGAAACTGCAATGGACATGTAGAAAGACGCGTTAATAGATCAGGTAAGAAATCTTTAAAGACTACAATATCTCCATCTAAATACACACAGGTCTGAATTGCTGGATTCTTTGAGAAGGATCCAAGAATATCCAATTTTATGAAATTGTACTGCTTGAAATGTTCAGACCCCCACTGCGCCAATTGACTTCCATTCACAACCTTTTTTCCTGGATATAAAATACACGGAAATCCTTGGCCTCGTAAAAACATCATGGATTCCTTGTCGCTGCAAATTGTTAGAAGAGTCCAAGGAACCTTGAGCTTACTAATAGAAGTTAGTAAATTCAATGTTATGTATTTATAACCGTTACTTGTAAGAGTCCAGAGTAATGTGCCCTCATATAAGTATCGTGAGATATCCATTTATCTACTTAATCTAAACTATCTTTAGCCTTGAAGTTGTAAGACGATTTGAACGCTCGGCAGTTAGATCCCCTTCAGGTAACTCTAAACCAAGACGTAAATATGCCGCTTTTCTTGCGCACGTATATCTCCAGACATAATCTTCAGGTCCTTTAACACCATATTTAACTTCAAGTCGCCTATTTTGATCTGCAACCCATTTCGCCTGAGCCGCCCAAAGAGCCTGCGCTTTTTTTTCAGATCCTTCAGCAAGAATTGCAACTAGAAGAATCTCAGCCCATGCTTCTGTCTCTGCCTCCATTTCTTCAATTGGAAGTGCGCGATCTGTACATGCGGCGTGCAAGAGTTCATGAATAAGAACACGCGTGGCTTCTTCTTCACGATAAATCACAATTGTATTCGGCCTACACGGAAATGCATAGCCACCATTTATATGTTCTGGACCTAATGGAATTAAGTCAAGGGGCAGTGTCCTTTTTTTCTGCGATGCAAACCATGTCACTCTCCATGGACCTCCTGGAGAAACACCAAAGTATTTGAAGATTCTAGACCAAAGATCCCAAGGTGTCGGATCTGTTCCAGCAGGAACAAAGGCCATCACTTTACCATATACACAACTCCTGCAATCTAGGACAAAAGTTCCTGCAATATATGCATCCCATACTTCCTTTTTTAAATTCTCTTTATCATACTGCGCCTGACTTTGACTTTGCTCCTTTGCCCACTCGACGTCTTCCTGGCTTGGCGGCTCCCTCATCCACTTGCAACTTTGACTTTGATTCCTTTGACTTTGATTCCTTTGATTCTTCAATGACTGTGTTTTGAACTGTGGTACCAGAAGTTCCAGTAGTGCTGGTAATTGCGACGGCATTCACTTCCCCTTCTAGATCTGAAGAAATTGCATCACGTATCTGCAAAAAAAGACTTTCCCAGGCCATCGGAATCCTGTAACTCGGTATTGTCTGACCTGACGCAGTTCCTTCTTGGCTCGCAAGTAAATCAATTGCCTTATATTTCTTATTTACTTCTATTTGAAGACGTAGAATTGCAATCATACTATGATGAAGACATTCAATCCAACGAATATTGCGAATTAGACATTCATAGACAAATGCGCGGATCATATGAACATCTTTAATTGTTGGTCTTGCAGATACAGACCAGATTTCAAAGGCTTCATTAAAAAGACGTTGAGGATCATACAAAGTATTCGGATCACCTCCTGCAGTACGAATTCGCGTCTGAATAGCTTCTAATGCGCGGTCCTTTCCACCGACTGAAATCTCTGTAAAATGGTGTGCAATTCTTAGAGGAAGAGGATGCTCAGACGTCACCCAAATTGCAATATCTCCATTATTCTGTTCCAATAGACTCTGTAAAATAATACAGGATTCTGTGCTGAGTAAATGGACATGATAGAAGACAAGAATACGCGATTCAGCTTTTTCCTTTGCTAATACATGGCTTCCCTTTCCAAGACGATCAAGGATAGGACGAATAATATGCCGATCCTGCAGACTCATACGACTTACATCAAATCCGTAGTGAATTGTTGAACATTCATAAGGAATTTGATCTTTGCTTGCAACATTTGTTTCTTCTGCATCATTGTCAATATCATCCTCTTTTAGTTTGTCTAAATTCCAGAGTTTGGTTTGCACTCGGAATGGAATTCTGCGTTGAGTTGCAATCATTTCAAGCCTTTGTAGAAGTTGATAGCGCTTTCCTGCGCCAGGAGGGCCTCTCCAAGATATATTTTGTTCCATTCGTACCTTTCTAGGGTCTAAACTTACAAGTTCTTTACACTCTATGGAGTGGTGTATTCCCTTACAAAAACTCGAAGTCTCAAAAGTTCAAATCGGCAGCCTCTATGTTCAGAATGTAAAAGGTACAAAAGATAAAAAACCCCTTGCTCCTCTTGCATACATTGATGGGCAAAGTGTATTTCAGAGTCTTCATATTCTACTTCCGCATCTTACAGTGGAATCCTATGATCCTCTCAATGGTCGTCTTGAAATACTGATTGATTCTCCTCAAGCCGTTGCAAAACTCCAGGCATTGCAAACAAGTTTATTAAATACAGTATCCCAGCAGCAGGTGGCCTGGTTTGGTTCAAATAGTCTTCGAAAGGAAGATATCCAGCGATTTTTCCAACCCATGATTGAAGAAAAACGACTTCATTTATACTGTCCCATTCTTCATCCACCTCAAGAAGGGGTAGATGGAAAAAGGGTTTTGCAGAATGTTACGAAGGTTTGGTCGGAGAATATCTGGTATGATGGTTTGCGACCGGGACTGTTGAAGGCTGGTCAAAGGGTTCGAATTGCCCTGCAGCTCCAAGGAATTTCTCTTCATATTCAAAATGATACTTGGACAGGCCGCGCACGTCTTCAACATCGGATTCTTGGAATCTTAGTTCAGGGAGCTAAGAAACAGGAAAAGGAAAAGGAAAAGGAAAAGGAAAAGCAAGAGGAACTGCTTATTGAATAATATTCTAAGTTTTAACTTCTAAACACTTATTGTTTTACAAGAACACTTACACTTACTGCAGTAATTACTAGAAGTAAATTGACAAATGTTAAAATAATTTGTGTAGGCATGAAGGCACTTGTATTTTCCTTGATATACATGTAATACGTAAAACCAAGAAAGATTATAGGAATTGAACTCATCCCAGCAATAACACCAAGAGATTTCTGAATATCTGCAAGTGAATTTGAATCTCCTGCCCATTTAGACATTATAATAATACCTGTAAGAAGTAATACAAGTGAAATTCCCATTAATACAGGTTGAAGATATGACATTTCTTTCACTACTTTACGATAGAGAAGAAACTATACTCTTCAGACAGAAGGTGCCGAGGCGGCAAACTTGGGAAGCATCCCTGAAACAGGTAAATTCTTATAACTTGTAAAGACAAGGAAAACAAAGAATAGTAATGAAATTAAAAGAAGTGGAAAGAAAATATATCTCCAAAAATATACCAATGAATAACTCTTTTCAGCATTATTTGTACTTGACGCCATCCTAACCTTTCTTCTTTTAAAATCAAGAACGAATAGGATGAATGCCAAATCTCGGAAACAGAAACGATTTGGAAAAACACGTCGTTCTAAAAAGAACGTCAATGGAAAAAATGTGAAGTACTATAATCCGGGACCTTATCAATGCAGACCAAGAGTAGGTCAAGAAAGACCTGCAAATGGTTGTATTCCAACTTCATATTTGAGAAAGATTGCAGGAAAATTGGGTGGAGGTTCATCGGATGGGACAAATATTAGGGCCCATTTAGAAAAAAAGTTAGGTGTTCCAGCTGATGCAGAATCGACGTTTGTAGATGCTCTTCCAATTGATGATAAAGAGAAGAGCCGACTCAAACAAGAATATCTACGACCGAAGCAACCTGATTCATGGAAAAGTGATCCCGATATGTGGCTCGACAGTACAAATATTGAATCTGTAATGAAGCAATATGAAGAAGATTATCCTACATTTAAATTTCTAGGACCCTTTCCAATTGATTTTGCAGCACCAGATCCTTATTCGGGTGCAAAAGATAAATGTCTAATTGGAGAAATCTGTGATTTGAATTTAAAACAATCTGCTGCTGCTGGAAAATTGCAAGTTGGAATTATCTACAATACGGATCCTCATAATAAATCAGGAAGTCACTGGATTGCAAATTATGTGGATATTCCCAAACATCGCTGCTACTATTTTGATTCCTATGGCTATGAAGCTCCCAAACAAATTCAGAAATTTATGCAGTGGCTTGTACTTCAAGATCCGCAAATGAAACTTGCATACAATGCACGGCGATTTCAATTCAAAGGATCTGAATGTGGAATGTATTCTATGTATTTTATTTCTAGAATGCTCTTTGGAGAAGATTTCCGACACTTTTGTCGGCGCGCACCTCCTGATGGAGAAATGTTACGTCTTCGGAAATGGATGTTTAGTACATAGTGCTTCATTCGCGCCAAGTTGCTTTTGATTTTTATGCGCCTCGGGTTAGATGGCTGCGAATACAAAGCTTCAAGAAGCATTCTTTGATGAATCAAATGAACAGATGCTTGATCGTCTTTTATATTCAGATGTGCAAAGACGCACAGGTAGGACAATTGATGATACTCAGAAAACACGCCTTGTGAAAACAGTAAAACATTATATGACCGAGATCTATCGTCAAAATAAGACTGTTACTTCCATACAAGTTCTTAATAAGGAAGTTCTTACTGCAGTGATTCCTGACTATATGGCCTATCTACAGAGAACAAGTGTTCAAGTCAGCAAGAAAGAGGATCAGGCGCTAATTATGTCTTCTGATGATCCTCTCCGGTCTGATGTAAGTTCTCGCTTTGCTGCACTCCAGGATAGACGCAATGAAGGGGTTGTACAACCTCCTGCGCCTCCCGATTTCCGTGTTTCACTTGATGATGAAAATGAGCCTTCAGCAATGAATCTCTATGAAAGGGCAAAGAAACAGCGTGAGGCTGAAGCCGCTCGCGTAGCCGAGGCAACACAGATGATTGAAACTGAAAAAATGCTACGTCCTTCTGAATCCATGGCTATCGCAAAACAAGGAACAAATTTAATTAATGAAATTCCTACACTTTCTCTTGCAGTACAGCCTGATATGAGAAATCTATTATTTGGAGGACAGTTATCTCGCCAAGGGCCTGCCAATACTGGTGTTGGAAATCCTACGACGGTTCTGGCAGAACGTAAGAGTGTGCTTCCTCAAGATTTTGTTCAGAAGGAAGATGATGTCGTTACTTACAAAGAGACTGAATATAATCTTCATGTCTATAGTGCGGATCGCAATTGGCTCGTGAATACAGGAGAAAATCGTTATAATTTTTCAGTGAATTTTAATCCTGGCAATGTTGTCGGTACAACATTCAGACCCAATACTGCAACTCAAATGCGCTTCAAGAATATCACACGCGTTGAACTTGTCAAGGCGCTCATTCCTGTTGAAGGCATTGATGTCATTATTGATAAGATTAATGATTTATCTTTTTCAACAGTAATTAATACAAATGCCCTCTCCTTTCCATATCTAATGGTTCGTGTCCCTGAACTTGATACAAACAATGTAGGTACAAATACGAATTTAGATAATTCCTTCGGCGTTCTACAGTATGATGCAAATTGGATTACGGATAATATCAATGTAGGTCAGCGCGGTGGATATATTGGAATGATTCCAAAATTCTTGAAGTGCCAGAAGGTCTATCATCCGACACCTCTCGCAACTCTGCAAAAGTTGTCTATTAGTTTGAATCGTCCTGATGGAACTCTCTTAAATAGCACTCTTGATACTTTTGATGTATCTGGATTTATTCTTTCAAATTCAGTCGGTTTATATGGATTAATAAGTGGCGCATATAATCCTTACACAAGTCCATCGCCGCCTGGATTTAGCGGTGGAATTTCAACAATTAATGCAATAGGATTTAATAATCACTCCTCTTCAAATTACAGTACAAATTATAATAATCTAGTGAATATTGTAACAGGGACCAGTGCCGCAGGATATAGTCAATATGTATGGATACAGAGTAAAACCTGGTTTAGTCGTTTTATGTTTAATGTAGGTGATCGCATTCAGGTTCAAGGTATAAAATTCCCTGAAGCTTTCACAGGAAATGCAAAAGCGACGGCCGATTTTACAGATTATATTCAAACTGCAAAGGGACTTCTTGTTGTCAATATAGGATATAAAGTAGGTAATATATTCTACACTGGATATAATTCAGTAGGATATGCAAATTGGATCATAGTGCAAGCGAAATATGCAGATCCTACAACCGGCTCAACAAGTATTTCTCCATTTGGAGGAATTACAACGGATGCTTTTGCTACAGCTCTTGCAACAACTGCGACGGCTGCACTTACAGCTGGGCGATGTATTAATTTGAGTCATCAGATTCAACTTGTTTTCCGCGTCATTACTCGCGACATGGATGGATCGGCTCGTCTGAGGCCTGATAACTTGAATTGATTAAATACTCTACATTTTTTAAACATCTATATTCATTTTCATTTTATCAATGAACATAGATGCGTAGATAGAAAAAAGCTGCTTTGAATAGTATGGACCCGGGTCTGATTGTCTTAGGAGCTCTTTCAGTGGGCGCCTCGCTGGTTTATAAATATCGCAGAAATCTTGGTCTTCCAGCAAAGGAAGGGTTTGATGTAATTCCTGATCCAGCGTATCAGGCCACTGTGGCGGCATCTCAACAGGCCTATAATTCTCTTACACTTGCAACTGATCCTAGAAATGCTGCTCTTAACCAGGCTTCCATGAGTTCCCAGGAAGTTAGTGACCAGCAGGCTGCAGTAAATACTGCATTAGGAGGATTAAAAACAACACCAAATTCTGATGGTACTCTCAATTTAAAAACAACACCGAGCGTAAATCCTTCTCTTGCAGTTGATACGAACTCTGCATTAGGACTTGCAGCCTTCTGTGAAAAAACTGCGATAACGAATTCAGTCTTTTCAGATTCTAAATTTGCTGCAAATTGCGGCGTTTGCTTAACAGGAGGTATGTCACTCAATAATCAGCCGTTTAGTGGAAAACGCGGACTCTATATTAGTTCAAACCAGCGTGCAGTTGCTCTTCAAAATGCAGAAACTTCAGGATCTCCTTTTACAAGTGCTGTTCCGACGATAGGAGTCTGTAATGGTGCCTCTACAGGTGTAAATACCAATTTTGCATTTGCTTTAACTGAGAAGGAGCTCACCGATTTTCAAGGACGTGCCGAGTGTCAGGCAAATAAGACAGTAGGAAATGGATGTGCAACCTGCGTTGAAGATGGAACCTATACATATGTTGGCAAGGATCCTCTTGCAGTTCAACCTGTTACATTCTACTTCATTGGCACTGGAACAATTAGTGTCTCAGTCGGATCTACTGCCGTTAGATTTGAATCATCTAAAAAGAATGTTGCAACACTCAGTGAAACAAAACCCATTGTTTTCAATGTGTCCGTTACAGAACAAGAAGTTATTAGTGTAACTGTGAGTAAGCTTCCCAAAGCCAAGAAGGGAACTCTTTATGGTCTCGTGGAAGTTCCTTTACCGAATGGAGGTGTTACACAAATCCCCATTGATAAAATTCTAGTTCAGGACGATGAAGTCGGTGGAAAACCAAAGAAGAGTTCAATCTTTAAAGTCATTAAGACACCTACTGGGTCTTTGAGAGTCCAGGAACTTGAGACAACCTTCAGTAAATCACGTATGCTCTTGAGTGGCCCGATGCCCTTTACCGTTTCCACTGCATATCCGTTTGTAGGCGTTGATTGCAGAACATCTATGCTTCAGCAAAATGCGCATTCCGTCAGTGAATTTGGAGCTGATCCCTGCTATAAACCTGGAGGACAAGGTGCAGGTTCATGGACAAACCAGTGCCTACAGGATCGTATTGTCAGTCAAGGATGTACGCAAAGTGGAAATCTCTACAAAGATCCGTCCAGTCTCAGAGGAATGGATATGAGGACAATCCTTCAGACAATTCAAGGCATTTTTTCAAATCAATACACCGATAATACATCTAGTAAGGCCTGCACTGGAAAAGATATTGGAACACCGTGTGATCCTTATATTCAATATGACCCTGAAGTTACAGGAGAAATCACACTGAGCTGCATAAACTTCTTATATTCAAATGGCGGCGCTGGAAAACCTGCGATTGGTCCAACATATACTGGTCCTACAAATGTATATTATAGTCTTGACTCTACTGGAAAGAAAGTTTTCTGCAAGCCTGGAGCTGGATTAGATCCGAATAATCCGAATACTCTCGCAACACTTGTAAAATTGGCTTCAGATGGATATAAGGGTCAAACAGGAATCAAGGCGATCCAAGGTGTATTCAATGATGCCTATCTAACGGCAACAAATACAGGACTCAATGCGAATCTTCCGGATTCACAAGGAGGTCGTGGAACTTCATTACAGCAATGCTTTGCTGGATTAGTTGCACCTACCCCTCAAGGAAATTCTGCAGCTCCTGCATCCATTCCTAAGGGACGTTATGTCCGCGTTCGTTTCCCTGATGGAGTGAAACAACACATACAAATTGCCCAGCTTGCCGTTTATGACATGACGGGTGCAAATATCGCTGTAGGTAAAACATCTAGCTCTGCAAATACATATTCGCCCCAAACAATTCCAGAAAGAGCAAATGATGGAACACTTTCTGCACGGCCGTATCCTCTCATTTATTGTTCTTCTGCTACCAAGACCAATGAATACTGGATGGTTGATTTGAATTCTGTAACTGCAATTAAATCCATTGTATTTTATAATCGCCAGGATTGCTGCTGGGAAAGATCAAATGGTATGCTAGTTGAAGTTCTTGATGGCTCACAGACGGTAGTATGGTCAGGAGTCTTGACAGGTAAATATGGTGCTGAAACATTAAATACAAATACGCCTAGTTACAATGTGTAAGTTCGTTGTCTGTGTTAGATAGAATGTTTCGTTCTCTTTATGAAGGGTTCGCAGATTCAGATACGATAAATTCAATTAACCAGAATATCGTCAGATATCAATCGGTTGAACCTAATAGCGTTATCTTTACACAAGCTTCAGGATTTACATATCCAAATGCAGGAAATGAACAACATAAGGCAACGTCTAATTCCTCTGCATTTCAAGCCGCGATAGGAGGCTTGAATACAGTGACAAATACTAGAACAGGTGTAAGTCTTCCTGCAGTTCCCAATTTAGGATCTATTCTAAGTGGTATTCCCAATGATATCCAAGTAAATCTTCTACAGTGCCGCAGATATAATGGCCTCGCTGGACTTCAGAAACTTAAGAAGGATGTTGGAAACACCAATGTACCTGCCCGGTGTGGATGGAGATATCAGCCTGGCCAAGGACCGGTTCCTCTAGTTTCACAGGGATGCTATGCCAGCCAATCTGGACCTCTTGATCCTGCAAACCCACCCATTGATAAAGTTGGAAATGGAATTCAATTCTTCTGGGATCTTGATGCTGCTGAAAAGGCCATGATCAATGATATTTGCAAGACTGCAAAAACATGTCAGGATTTGACTCTTGTTCCTGCATCGGCCCTCGGTGATTTTCAGAATGTCTGCGGATATTGCAAGAGTAGTAAAAAAGTCATTCCGATCAATCGTAACGGAAATACAGTAACGTCTAAATACACGGATGCGGCATTCCAATGTGATCCTTCAAATATTGTCACTGCGGATAATGCGGCGACTCAGTGCCCTGCACCAGGGCCGAATGATCCTCCTTCCTTTCAATTTCCTTGCATGTCTGGACCTCTTGGTCGCGATTGCTTAGCTCTTGCGAGTTACTATGCTGGATGCAGTCCTTCTGGAAGTCTAGCTGCAGCCTTGTCAGCAGGTACAAATCCCAATGATTATGCTGCGGATCTTCGTAATAAGAAGTCTTTTAAGACATATCAGACTCTTGCAAGCCCTGTGCTCAATGATAGTATCATAAAGGATGGAAATGCTACACTATATGCAACCTTCATGAATTTATATAATGTCAATCGGTCTATGTATGATCAGACCAATCCGAAGTTGGCTGTAGCTGCACGTGATCTCTGTCAAGAGAATGGTCTTTTTGAGACATATGATTTCTGCAGTGAAACACAGGACAGTGATACGGATTATGCAGTGAAATGCATGCAGAATTACTTTCTGCAATCTGGCGGAACAACACAGGGAACTGCGTATCCTACTCAAGTAACAGGGCAGAAATGGGGCGACTATAAGAAAACTGTTACCGCTCTTGTTGCAGGAACTCAGAGCACGGATCCTAAGGTCCAGAGAAGTATGATGAATCAATTATCTGGACTCAATCTACAGGCAATACCGACTGGCTTGACGCGCTCAGAAGATAATCAGGGCTGCGAAGTTTTCTGGTTTGATCTACAGAATGGAGAAGTCTTAATGGGAAGAAGACCTCAATTATCTTCAAGTGGAAGCAATTTGCCCTCATTTAATGCAGGTGATGGTGTTGTAGAACAGACTGGTCTGGCAGATTATGTAAAATTTGTAAGTTTCTGTGACTTGCGGCCGAGTACTGATAAATCAATGATTGTAGGAACTGTAACAGACGATGGTGCGCGTTTTACACTCAATCAAGACTTATACAATATTACAAATCCTGCAAACGCAATGAATGCAGATTATGATCAAGGACCGACATGGCATAATACTCCTTGGCTGACACTTTCCAGTGAGTCTTCAAGTCGTCCTAATATTTTTAGTACAGTATGGTCCGAAAAGGGTGGCGGTGCAATGTTTACACCGTATTTTATCTTTAATGGTGATGGAAGCTGGAGAACTATTTCAGCAGGTGATACGGTTGATCCAGTCTGGAAAGATATTTGCTATTTCACACAGGAACCTGAGGCTCCTTCAGTATCCTTTGAAGTCTATGTACGTAAAAATACAACGGCCTTCCAGGAAAAACGTCTATGGTCAAATGCCCTTACGAGCACTGCAACTCAAGCGACACAAATTAAGCCTGCTACAGGTATAAATGACTCTACAAATGCTCTTGCATTAACAAATCAGATATGGAAAACAAATAAGAAAATTGCATTCAATGCATTTAGAACGATTACTGTCTGTTTTAAATTGCAAGATGTTCCGTCACCAAGTTATCTTGCACCGCTGATGAACTTTACTGCACCTGGAAGCAAAAACGGACTTTCCTTGAACTTGAGTCAATTAACTGGGAAAACGGCCTCTCTGCAATTGAATGCTGGATTTAGTAAATATGGAATGTCAATGACAGCTCTTGATAAGAATAAGGGAACATATTCTCTGCAGTTAAATACATGGTATATGGCGACCATTATGATGGATCCTGTTACAAAGACAAGCAAACAACTTCAGACTGTGCGTTTCTTTGTAGAAAAGCTGAGCTCATTGGCGGCTGGAAATGTTCTTGATACATCATCTGTAAGTACTTGGCAGGCACCGAGTGTTCTTTTTGACGAATATAAGAATAATAGAGGTGCGGCAGGTCCTGTAAGTTTGGGTGGAACTGGAGTGAATGCTTTAATCGCATGGCTGCATTTCTTTGATGCTTCATGGGATACAAGTAGTCCTCAGAACTTCAAAAAAGAGGCAACTCAAAGCTGGCTTGGACGCTGGTTTGAATAAGGTCTAAGAGAAAATGAATAGTTTGAAAGAGAATGGAGCAAATTGATAAAATATATGTTCTCGTTCATCCCGAGTTTGAAAAAATTCGGCACGAACGTTTAAAAAGAGAATTTGAAAAGGCTCATGTCCCTAGTGAAAAGATTATCTATGGTGCGCATACATGGGGAAGTCAATTAAATTCTGCAAGTATTTTTAATGTATGGGATCCTTATTGTCGGCGAGGAGTTCCTGCGCTCACTTGGAAGTGTAGATGTCTCAGTAAAGGAGAGATTTCGCTCGTGCTTAATTTCTATTTTGCCGCGATGGATGCAGTAAAAAATGGGTATAAGAATGTTCTTATTTTTGAATCGGATACATATTTACGCGAATCTTTTCTAGAACAATTTGCAGATTTAATGGAGGATTTGAAAGGACAGCCTTGGGATTATGTAAGTCTTGGAGAAGGAATTGGAACGCGGCCTCCTAATGTTCCTCAGCCATATTCATCACCTACAAAGGTGTGGAAACCTCCTCATTTTGGTGTATTTCGTTGTACGGATTCCATGCTCTTTAAAGTGGAATTCTTGGCGAAAGTTGTACAGACTCTTATCCCTTTTCGCGAATGTTTGGATTGGGAGCTTAATTATCAACTTGGACTTCATAAAGGTGTTGGACTCTGGGCGGATCCTCCACTGTCAGAGCAAGGATCTGGCCGAAATCGTGATGAAACTCTTTTGCCTGCTTGAGTTTAAAAATATTATTTTATCTAAATAGATATGTCAGGAAGTGCGTCAGAAAGTAATGTAAGTGATTCTTCAATTAATTATAATAAATTTACTAACTGGACCCATTTTCCAGAATCACGAATTCGTCTAGTAATTCCTCCTATAGCGAGTACAGATCATAGATGGGAAAGTGAATTAATTGGAACACCTTCTAAGCCATCGCCTGAAGGAAGTCCGTTAATTGTTGTAAATTCCGACAATATAGATAACGATGACGAGGTGGCATGGTATGTTTTTAATACTGTGCCAAATACACTTAAACTAAATGAAATTATAAAACATCCAGCTGCTGATGTATATGCCTTAAATACAAAAGTTAAATCATTTTATACAGATATTGCACCAATACATAAGACACCGCAGCCTGGATCACGTGTAATGGTTTTAGAGTTTATGCCTAGAGAACCTAAATCTAAATTTGTAATAAATGTAGTAGATCATTGGGGTCCTGATTTAAATATCTATTCAAATCCTTCTGGTTATATTGAAGCTAAACTGAGCTCTCCAAATTTTGATGAATTGCAAAATATATTAAAAACACAAGGAGGTGGGCGCCGAAAAACTAGACAAAGTCGAAAACAGCGAACAAGACGAAGTAGAAAACAGGATAAACTTAGGAAGGATAAGTAAATTTGACGGTATAAGTATCAATGAGTTAAAGTAATCAAATGTTTGTATCTGTGATTACTTCAACTCGAGGCCGCAGGCGATTTATTCCTCGCCTTATTGAAATGTATAAGGGGCAGACATATCCAAGAGAAAAGATGGAATGGATTATCTTAGATGATGGTCTTTCAGAAGAGAGAGTAGGTGATCTAGTATCTGAAATTCCTGGAGTTCGCTACCTAGTTTCTGATATTCGTCTAACAATGGGAGAGAAACTCAATCGTCTCAATAAAGTGGTTACTTTGAAAAGTGATTGTATTGTAGTGATGGATGATGATGACTATTATCCTCCTGAGAGAATTTCATCTGTTGTTCAGGCTTTCATGGAAAATCCTACAATAGATGTTGTAGGTTGCAGTAAAGTCTATCTTTATTATACGGGTTCTGCAGAGATTTTCTGCGCAGGTCCATATCATTCAATGCATGCACTTAATTGCACATTGGCGTATAGAACTTCGTATAGTTCAATACATCAATATGATTCAAATGAAATGTGCGCAGTTGAGAAGGCATTTCTCTGTGATTTTACTGAGCCAATGATTCAGTTAAATTCAAAGAAAACAATTCTACATATTATTCATTCCAGCAATACTTACATTACAATAAAAGGAAAAGGAAAAGATAAAAATAAAATTGGCCTTCTACGAAAGACCAAGTATCGGTTAGAAGATTTTATTAAAGAAGCTTCGATGCGTTCAGCATTTATTGAGGCTTTCTAAAGAAACTTAACTTTCCCTTTGGGAAGTCCTGTATCTCCATTTGCCTTCATTGTACCAATTTTTTTCGTGCGTTTTTTATCCGCTCCATCATAGACATCGTAACTTAATACAATGAGCGTGGCAGGATCCTTTACAGATACAACCAATAATTTTCTCTTTTCAGGACCATAGGTGATTTCCAATGCCTGGTCTGTAACAGGTTCCACTTTCTTATCATCTGCAACCTGGCCTTGATCAAAGGCGGATGCAGATTCAAGTAAATCCTTTTCAAGATTGGGATGATACATGAAATCTCCCACATTTCCCTTCAATGAATAACATTCAAGCCCTTCGTCGTTATCATAGGTATTCAAACGACAATCCACTGCAGAGGCCTTCATAATCTCTTGAATTGAAGACAATATAGTTCTTTTCATTTGACTCACATAATATAGACGTTCGTCACTCGTCATTATATACAATTTAAGATCAGGATCTAATTCTTGTTCATAGAGCCCTTCCATTAATCCAGGATCCATACCATCTTTATTTGCAATACTTTCGTCAATCTTCAAATCTCCCTCTTTTGCCTTCATCTGTTCAGGAGAAAAGACACTGACGTACGTAAATACTTCAACTGTACGTTGATTCTGTGCAGGATCGTCACTGTAAGGAAGTTCAATATGACTGCAGATACGCACTGCACGCCCTTTTACTTGTGCAAGACGTACGTCATTCCAGTAGGGTTCCATGATATGAACACGACGAACATTCTTTAAAGAGAGACCTTCTGCACCAGCAGATGTAATACAGAAGACACGACAGAGTTGTCCGCGTTTATTATCCGTAAATTTAGCATCCTCCAAAATCTTTCCGAGGCCAACAGGAAGTTCTGAGAATTTTGCATTGAAGATATTTAGCGCATAGCGACGAACTTCTTCAGGTTCTCCACCGCTGAATGTAATGTAGCGATTAATGTTTGCATCTGGTCCCTTTTCTAATGAAAGACGCGTCTTTTCACTGAAACGAGGACCTTCACCTCCAAATTCAATTTCAATCGGTACGAATCCATTGACATCCATGACAATTGAAAAAATGCCGATTCCTTCCATCTGTAAGAATTGACTATAGACAAGACTGCTGCCTGGAGCCTCCAGAATATTCTTCAGAATTGCTGCAAATTTGGGACTGTAGGTTGATAAATTGGGCTCAGGGCCTTCTAGAAGAAGCTTCTTCTTTGTAAATTGCTTCAGACAACGCTTCGCACGAGCAACTGCATTTATATAGGTTTCTCCTGCTTTCAGACCTGCCTTGCAGTCGGCTAAATCTCTTGCTCTCTGCTCCTCAATTGTTAGCTTCTTTCCTTGGGTCTTTAATGGTTTTTTAGCAGAAGTAGCAGCAGGAGCAGCAGCAGCAACAGCAACAGAAGGTTTAGGAGCACCTAATGCAACTTTAACTTCTTCCTCTTCCTCCTCTTCTTCCTCCTCATTCTCATTCTCATTCTCATTCTCATTCTCATTCTCCTCCTCCTCTTCTTCCTCCTCCTCTTCTTCCTCTTCTTCATCACTGCTGCCTACACCTCCCTTTTGTCCTTGTTGTCCTTTTTTAGCAGCTGTTGTATCCTCATCTTCATCTTCATCTTCCTCTGCCTCATCTACAGCTGAGAGATCAGATTTAACTTTTTCTTTTTTAAAAGCATCCCTTTCAGCCTTTATAATTGCACGATCCTCAGCATCTGCTGCCTCTGCAGCAAGATCATCTTTCTCTTCTTGAAGCGATATTCCTTCACCAGCAGACGTCTCTAATGCAGCATCAATTAGTAGTGTAGGATCACGTCCAACCTCTTCTGTACGTTCTCTTTCATCACGAGGCCGCGGTCTCTCAATCTCTTCAGGAAATGCAAAATTGCACATTTGACGACTTGCCATACGATAGTTACTGGATTGCTGCATGGCTGCAATTTCATACACTTCCGCCCATACAGGATCAGATGATTTCTTCTGCTTCTTTTTCTTTTCCTCTTTCTTAACCTCGTCTAAGCGAACCTTCAAGTATTCAGACGCCGCATAGAGACTCAACGGAACACGCACAACCTCATCGCGTGTAACTTTCGGCATAAGTTCCTCCTTGCTGCCCTTATAATATGAGATAAGTCCTGTTAGCCGTTTTGATAAAACAACTTCATTCTTAAGTTTTGCTCCTACTGTAAAAATATCACGGAAAACTTGTCCAAACGGAGGAAGAAGTGACTCTGCCTTATACGTAAAGGTTTTATCAAGTCTAAGTTGTTTTTTATCCATTAATTCTTTCTTAAGAATTTCACCCAATTCTTGTATGGTTGGTGTCTTCTCTTGCACACGCTGCACACCTTTCATTTTTCCCTCTTTAAAAACCTTTTTAACACCTTCAGGAAGTGGCGTGAATGTAAGATGAATTCCTGAAGAGGTTGGTGTTACTCGTGTAAAATCAATATACGGATTTTCATCCATGACTGCTTGAATCTTTGGAATATCTGCTTGATTACCACTGAGCACCTTGCCTTCCCCTACAGGAATATATCCGTGCAACACATTTGCAAGAATTGCAATTTCTTCAGGAAAGTTGATAAGCGGCGTTCCAGAGAGTGCAACAATCTTACAATTCTTCGCCTCAATTAAAAGCCTGTAGAAAAGATATCCACGCCGATAATTTGCCGCCTTTCCACAGAGTGTAGGAATCCAACGATCACCTGTAATCGGTTCAGGACTTATCTTGCGCTTGTGACCAGGAAGTTTGGTTAAATACGGATCAATAATACCCTGCATTAAACGAATTAAGTTATGGACTTCGTCAATAACAATCACTGCATTATCAAACGGCCGCTCATCCGGTTTTGCACATGCAAACTCCTTCAATTTACTTGCAGTTACACCGTTGTAATTAATAAATGTGATTCGGTTATTAAGAATTGCCATAATCTGGTCACGGATCTGTGTCTGCTCTTTGGGGCCGAGTGACTTGTAATTCGGTGTATCGGCCTTTGTAAAATCTGCAATCCAAATCTGTCCAGCTCTGTAAGTGTCAGGAATTCCGAGAACTTCCTTGGCAAAAAGATCAAGGGTCGGCTCACTTCTTTCAAACGGAACCCAGTAATTCTGCAGACGGAAATGTTGAAATCCACAGAACATAATTTCATTCAAAAAGTTCTTGCGAAGTGATAAAGGCGTCATGACAACGATTTTCTTATTGGCTGTTCCGAAAAGAGCCTCTGCAGTAGCAATTGCAGAGCATGTCTTGCCTGAACCGAGTCCGTGATAGACAAGAATACCGCGATATGGTGTTTCTTGACGCATATATTCGCGAATAAATTGCTGGTAGATATAGGTCTCCGCCTTCTGAGCACCAGCTGCACCCTGTTTCGCACAGGCTTCAAAATCAGGAGGGCCTTGCGGCGGTGGAATAATAAATTTCTCAAAGGTTTTTTCAATATAGTCTGAAAAGGCGCGACGTGATGTAGGCATCCATGCATCGGGTGCAGGGTTAATTAAATAATGATCCTCTTTTTCTTCTTTTGTAATGGCTTTGGAAAAGGGCACGAACTTTGCATTCAAAACCGTGTCAATATTTCTTTTTATAGGTACAGGCTTTTCCTTTCCTTTTTCCGTTTCCTTTTCACTTTCTAAGACACTACGCTTTATCATTTCAGTTAAAAGTTCCATATCTGTATCAAAGTCGGGACCATCATCCCCAGAAAATCCCTTGGAGGTAAATTTTAATGTCTTAAATTTTGAATCTAGTATTTTTAATTCATCGTCAGTAAAATCTAAGGGAAACTCGAAAAAAGTACGGTCTCCAATAATCTCAGTTGGTAAATCACGATACGTTTGTTCTTCATCTTTAAGATCATCTAATGCATTTCCGATTTCTATAAGAATATCATTTTCAGTCACTGGCTTTACTTCACTTACTTCACTTACTTCTTCTTCAGATTCATCTTTTGATTCACTTACTTCTTTTGATTCAGATTCATCTTTTACTTTTGCTACAACTAATGTGGCTGGAAGTACAGATTGTCCTTTTGGCTTTACTTGAACTGCTTGAACTTTAGGAGCAGGAGCAGGAGGAGCAACTGCTTTCTTAGGTTTAGCAGCAAATACAGATGCGACCATAGACGGTGCTGCCGCTCCTGCCGCTGCCGCCGCTTTAGCAGACGCCACTCTTGGCGCCTGGACAAGTCCAGCAATAACATCGGTCGCAGTTTCAGTTGCAGCAGCAGCGGTCTTTTCATCGGCCGTCGCCTTTCTGACCTGAACTCCCTTCATTGCAAACTTAGGAGGACCTTTCGCTTTTACTTGATCTGCCATCCTATCTATTTGAAGCCTCTTATTATTCTTTCATTAATTTCTCCAACGCGAGACGACTTGCTTCTTGTTCTGCAACTTTCTTATTCCTTGCCGTACTTGTTGCAATCACCTTTCCATGCACATCTAAAACACCCATTGTAAAAACACGATCATGCGGTGGGCCCTGTACATCCACTTCCTTGTATTTTGGTGGTTCATGGAATTTTGCCTGGAAGAGTCGTAGAAGCTGATCTTTGAAATTTGTATCCTCTGCAATCAGACTTGAGAAATCTACGTGAGTCTCTAGTAAATTTGTTAAGAAAAGTTGCACTGTAGAAAATCCTTTTCCACCTCCGCCTTCATGCAAATACAATGCACCGATCCAGGCCTCCAACATAGATCCTAAGATTCTCAAATTTATTCGTCCGTCGCAAATATCTTCTACATGCCGACTGATAATTAGCCAAGGTGAAAATCCAATTGCAATGGCCAGCTGTCCCAACATTTTATTATTTACAATTCGTGTTCGAAGACGTGTAAAGAATCCTTCGCCTTCACCTGCATAGCGATCTCTCAAATATAAGGCAACAATACATCCGAGAAGACTATCCCCTATAAACTCCAATTCCTCATTGTCTGACTCTTGAAGAGGCAGACAGTTAGAAGGTCTTTCGGCCATCGTCATTGGTTCTCCGGTATTCGCCTGTTCCGCCCATAAATCAGGTCGATCTACGTAGGATTTATGTATAGACGCACTCTGAAAGAGCTTGAGGTTCTTGAGTTCAATTGTTTTGGTTCCAGCCTTCTGGAAAATCTTTTTTACTGTGTCTAAGGTCATCAGCTTATTCCTTGGATTCCAGGGATTGAAGATCTTGGATTCACTCACTTCTTTCACTTCCTTAACTTCCTTAGACATTTTTATTCTAATTATCATAGCGTTTAATGTTTAGACAGTCAAATTCTAATTGATACGTAGGAATGGCATCTCCC